TACTTCTTTAATTTTGCGGATGTGTACCTCTGTTTTCATCCATTCGCTCTCATGCTGAGTTAGTCGGTGTATTACAATGAAGTCATCTGCACGATTAACCCACTTACCTCCTCCTTCAATATCGGATGCCATTAAAGGGATAGGATGCCCATAAAAGTCGTGACCTTTGCTAAATGTCTTTCTTAGTGCTTCTGTATTACCATGAGCCAAAAGGTAGATACTTTTATTATTTTGTTTGCAAAACATTCTAAACTCAGAAGCTACTGCATAATCTCTTTCGTGGCTATTGCCTTTTATATCTTCGCAAGTTGCTAAACTATTGTAAGGGTCTATAACCAAAGCATCAAAGTACTGGCAATCTTCTAAAGCTGCTTTAAAAACATCTCTAAAGTTCATAAACCTTTTATTAACTCTGTAGAACTTTTCAAAGTCAACAAATTTAAAGTGTTCGCCTATCCAATTAAAATGATATTCATACTGCTGCTCGTCAAGTTCTTTAAGTTGTTTACCTGCATGGAGTTGTATTAAATCTCTTTTTATACCCCCTGTGCTATTCTCTGCGCTAAATATTAAAAACTTTTTACCATGCTTTACAGCTAGGCAAAGGTAATAGTAGAGAATGAATTTAGTCTTCCCAACATTCGCATGACCTGCCATTACATTAAAAGTACCTTGTTTGTACCTTAGATGAGAATCCAGAGGAGCTCCTATTTCTAAACCTAGTTTAAAACTTCCATCCCTAATAGAATCTAAATACTTTTTACCTGAGTTGTTTTCTAATATCATCTATTTAAGTATTCGTTAGGGTCTATTACTACTTTATCTTTCTTTGGTTTGTAAGAATCGTTAAAGTCATTCTTAAACCATGTAGCTAATCTTCTGTTGATACTAAAACTTGTTTGCTTTTCAAATCTCATTTTAATATCATTCTCTCCATGTTCGCTCCAGTAACTTTCAAAATCTACATAGAGTTGTTTAGGGTATTTATTAGGATTAGCTTTATTAAAAGATGCTATGCTTTGTCGGAAACTTTGTTTTCGCTCTGTTATATTGTTTACTTGTTTATTTGTTTGTTTATACTCCTTTTGCTTTTCCCTATGCTTTACTATTGCTTTGTCCATTGCTACTCCCTTTTTTGGCAAAGCATTCGTTAAGCTAATTATATTACTAGAATATTGATTCATAGACTTCTGTATTAACTCAAAGAATCCAAATTCTACTAAATCGTTAAAATATCTTATGTAAGTCGAATGCTTCTTAATACCTATTGCATCCATTGTCATTTGACTAGGAAAACCAAACTTTTTTTTCCATCCTAAACGGTTGCAATGTTCAATAGCAAAAAAGTAAACTGCTGCGTGGTTAGGGCTTATTTTCTCAGGATTATCAAAAGCCCAATTCCAAAAGTTTCTACTAAGGTCGTAACTATTCATCAGAACCCTCCTTTTGTATTTTATTTATTTCAGTTCTTAGAGTCTTTGCAAATTTAATTGCAGTAGGTTTATCTAGTGTAATGTGAACAGGAGAACTATTTTCTTCCTCAATAACAATATATATATCATTATTTATATTTAAGTAGCATTGCATCTCATGTCCTTCTGAGTGTCCACTACCTAAAAAAGTTAGCTTTGTATTTGCCATAATGTATAAAGGTTTTCTAAAAACCAGTAAAATTTAATTCATAAAAAAACCGACTGACTCAGGGCTAAAGTGAAAGACACCCCTCGTCAAATCGGTTTAAATTAATTGTATTTCGTTAGCTTTCACTCTAACCTATACTACCTATTGTAATATTATTTTTTAGTTGTACAAATATAGCTATTTTATTTTATATCCGTTGCTTAAAAATAAATCTATTACCTTTTTAAAAGGGTAAGTCATCTTCTGCCTCAGTCTGTACAGCTTCTTTCTCTGTAGTCTGTGCATTGTTTTTCTCGATTCTCCAAGCATGGAGATTGTTAAAATAATTGTTTGTCGGTTCATGAAAGTTCCCTCTTAGATTAAATTTTACTTTTACCTCATCCCCTACATTATTGTAGGTTTCAAAATCAGTTGCTTTCTCTTTTGTTACTTCAAACTTTACGTCTTGAGGATATTTGTCTTGTGTCGTAATTACGAACTCTCGTTTAGTAAAACCACTATCGAAAGTTTTTAAGTCCATAATTACTTTTATTGTTCCTTTTACTTCTAATTCCATAATTTATTGTTTTTAAATTGTTTTACAAATATACTAAATTTTATCGATATAGCTCCATTAACTTACTGCAAAGCTCGTTATGATAGTTCCTGTACTCTTTGTCTATTTCTATTAGTCCTTTTATCTTACTAATAGAATGCAAAGCTGTTGCATGGTCTAAGTCAAATACTTGACCTATTTCGGTTAGTGTTATTCTCCTAACTTCTCGCCTAAGAAAATACGCTGTAAATTGCTTAGCTCTTATTATCTGAGCTTGTCTGTTCTTTACTTTTATCTTTTCTAGTGGCACATCAAAATAAGCGAATACTATTCTGCATATATTTTCTATATGCTTGTCGTGGTTTAAATACATTTGTTTATGTTTTCTGTAGACTTCCTCATCTACTGTTCTTAAATATTTTTTGATTCCTTTATCTGTTAAGTAGTGTGCTTGGTACATAAGTAAATAAGTTTATATCTGTGTCTATTAAAATTAGTTCTCTGTTAAAGTGTTTCTCTAGCCATTTGCCCTGAGTATTGTACCAGTCTACAGCTTCTTTTTTAGTGTAGTAATACCTACTATACTCCTCTAAATTACCTCTACTATTGTAGACTTTATAAATGTAGGGTTTAAATCTGTCCTCTTTTCTCATTAGTCTAGTATTAGTTGTTTGTTTAGTATCGAATCTCTGTACTCATTGTAGAACTTACCGCATTGAATTACTCGCTCCATTATCTCCTGCTCTTTATCTGTATCACGTTCAAAACTAATAGTAGTAACTCTTAGGAATGGGTCGTGTTTATCTACTTTGTGTATATCCCAATTATCCCATTCTTTTAATAAGTAGTCTGGAGTACTAACCATGCAGTAGGCAAGTTCTGCTTTAGGCTTATCGTAAAGCCACATATAAGCTCTAAGTTGCCATTCATAGTCTTTATTGGATACATCCTCAGGGCTTGCAGGAAATGTCTCCAAACTCCATGAGCTTTTTATGTCGATTATTTTATCCTCTGCGTTTATGTCGCACTCGCCAGTTATAAACTCATTAGAGAGACGTTCTGTGTTCTTTAGGTATAAAGTACTGTGCACCTCGTTATAAAGGTCGATAGAGGTATCCTCCATGTCTATTCCTTTGGTTAAGTATTTACTATCTATTGTGGACTTGTACCCGAATAAATCTTCTTTTACAAGTTCCTTAATGTACGTTTTACACCCTGCTGACAATGTTTCTGTTTTCTTTCTAGGGTTTGTCATTATCTTACCTAGTGCGCTGCTTCTTATTTTCATAGTTATTTGTTTTTAGTGTAATAGTTTTCTAATTCAAATTTATGGCTTTTCTCCATTAGTTCTATACGTTCGTCTAAAGCAGATACAATACGCTTATAAGTTTCTATTGTGCTTTCTAAGACAATGATTCTTTTGTCTGCTGTTTCCAGTTCAGTTCTTAAAATAGTTTCCATTACTTAGCTTTTAGTTCGTTATACTTTACTATCTGAGCATCTGTAATAATATACTTTTCTTTTAGCTCCTCTGCTTCTGTACCTTTTAACTTTTCGCCTTGTGCGTGTTTAGCTGTAAATGTTACTTTGCCTACTGGCTTAGGTTCTTGAGTTCCGCAGGCATCTACATCCTTGTCTGTGATAAGCCCTAAAATAGTTGAAAGGCTGTAGCGTCTTAAGTAGGTTATTCCACTTCCCAAAGTTTGGTAGTCGTTCATTCCTTTTAAAGTTACTTGTGGAATGTCTGAGCTGCTTTGTATTTGCTCTCCGCTTTCTACATGGTAAACTGTAGTAACTAAACTACGTGCGTCTAAGTTTTGGTAGAACCCTAAGCCATGTTTATTGAGTAGTGGTTTAATTACTTTGAAAATTGAGTTGAGGTTTGAGTAGGTATAATTGAAACCTTTTGTTTCCTCGTGGATTGTTGGTACTTCATTCTGAAATTCCGATAATGCTTTTAGTAGTGTTTTCATTTGTTTAAGTTTTTATGTTTGTTTATTAATTTCTGTTCTATTGCTTCGCGCTCTGTCGCGTGGTGTGAGATGTCTTTTATTGTGTGAGTACCGTTATCCCAAAAGTCTGTAGTAAATACTTCATAAAGGTCTGTGTTTACTTTTTGCATCTCGCAAAGTGAATGTGTTAGTTTTCGTTTCATTAGTTAAATTTTATTTGTTTAGCCATTAATAAAGCTCCTACCAATATGTAAGAATACTCGTGTCCTTCTTGCTTATACTTTTCTTTGAAGGTTTTAATCATTGCCTCAATAGATTCACATTGAGATTCTGTTTTTAGTGTTGCAATACTTTTGCAAATTTTGTTAAATGATGTTTCCATAGTGTTATAGTTTTAAATATTATCTCTAGTTGCGTTATTCATTATCATTTGAGAGGTAGGAGCTATGCCAAATGTTCTATGTGAAAATCTTTCTCTAGCTATCTCCATTATAAAATGACTATCCCAAGGTAAGTGCTTCCCATTCATCGTTATTGGATGCCAAATAGTTTCCCATTTCTCATCCATAAAAGTTATCCAAGCATCTTCCCTGCTTAAATTAATTGTTAAATCTAAATCGTGTTTCATAGTTTTATAGTTTAAAAGTTTTCAACAATATTATATATAACTTTTCGAATAAAAAAATTTTGAAGCAATTATTTTTAATTAGGCACAAAAAAAAGAGCTAACAAATAAATGTTAACTCTCTTTCCAAACTAAACTAAACTACGAATGTGCAAATATAATACTATTTTTTTAGTTACTGTTTTTAATCTTTATTTCTTTTGCTCTCTCTATTATATAGTTATCAACTTCTATATCTGCTTTGGTGTACATTCGCACCATCTCCTCAAAGCTATACATAATATCGTGAGGGTCTGCAATAGGAAAGTAAGTACTATACTCTATTTCGTTGTCAGATAGTTCGATGCGTGTCATTAAAAATAATGTGTTATATGTGAAACTCTACCCATGTCTTTAGAATGTAGAAAACCCTCTACAGCTACCATGTTACTATATCCGCTTTCTGCGTGCCACAAATCTGCTGAGCTAGGCGAGCGTAAATAGGTTACATT